CAAAAGGTGGTGTGCCAAGTAAAACTTTGAACATTGCTCTTGCAGGTACAGGTGTAGGTAAATCTTTGTTTATGTGTCATTGTGCTAGTGCTTATTTGGCACAAGGTTTAAATGTATTGTATATAACTTTAGAAATGGCGGAAGAAAGAATTGCTGAAAGAATAGACGCCAACTTATTAGATACAACAATAGATGATTTACACGCATTACCAAAAGACTTATACGATTCTAAAATATTAAAAGTCAAAAACAAAACTAATGGTCAATTAATTATAAAAGAATATCCTACTGCGTCTGCTCATAGTGGACACTTTAGAGCATTGTTTAATGAACTTGCATTAAAGAAAAGTTTTAGACCAGATGTAGTATTCATAGATTATTTAAATATATGTGCTAGTGCTAGATTTAAAGGTGGTAATATATCATCTTACTTTTATATTAAAGCAATTGCTGAAGAATTAAGAGGTCTTGCTGTTGAGTTTAATGTACCAATCTTTAGTGCAACACAAACAACTAGAACAGGTTTCGTAAGTACAGATATTGGATTAGAAGATACTTCAGAAAGTTTTGGTTTACCTGCAACTGCTGACTTTATGTTTGCTCTTATGTCAAATGAGGAACTAGAACAACTAGGTCAAATGAAAGTCAAACAATTAAAGAATAGATATAATGATCCTGCAATAAACAGATCATTTATTGTAGGTGTAGATAGAGCAAAGATGAGACTCTATGATGTAGAAAATGTAGCACAAAATATAGTTGATAAAGGTACACAAGTTGAAACTAACGAAAAGGATCCTTACGATAAGTTTAGTGATTTTAAAATGTAATGATGAAAACACTTTTTACAATAGATTATTACGAACATCCTAATTTTTTAAATGATGATGAAATTAATAAACTAATAGGCAGTATCAATAAACAAGATTTATATAAGTATGAATATATACAAGGGGATGCTGAAATAACTATGGGATCAAGTCAGCATAATTTTTTAGATTTTCATAAAGACATAGAAGATAAAATTATTAAAGAAACGTATGTAAAAAATCAAAGGATGGCAGACTCTTGGATTACTATACAAAGAGAAAATAGTAAATTAAAATATCACAATCATCCTAATTCTATACTTTCTGGTATAATATATTTAAAAGTAGATGACGATAGTAGCAAATTAGTATTTCAAAATCCTGCTTCTATGGAAGGTGAAACAAAAGAGATTACACCTACAAAAGGATTAATGTTAATGTGGCCAAGTTTTTTAAGACACGGTTCAGATGATTTAAACAAAAGTAAAGAAAGAATTATATTAGGATTTAATACTTACTGGAAATAATATGGCAAGAAAACAAAAAGTTAGATTTCATAGAGGTGATCGCAAACCTAAATCGGACAAAGAATACGATACTTTAACTTACAAAGTAAAGATGAAAAAGAAAGGTCGTAAATTTGTATGGCAAGTTGTAGAAAAACCTACAAACAATGCTGTTGCAGAATACTTTTTTGAAGAAGACGCACAAAAACTTGCAGACTTTCAAAACAAACATAAAGTCTGGCAAATGAACGGCGGAATACCACAATTTCTCTGGACTAGAGCATAATTCTCACATATAAATATAGGGTATGACAATCACGGCAACACCCGAAGCTGAAGGAGCACAAGCATTATTCTGCTATATAGCAGATGTATTAGGAGCAAAAACAGCAAATAAAGAGTTTGATACTTATTTAGATAAAAAATCTAAAAAAGATTTCATCACATTTCAAACTGAATATAAAGATATTATTAATGAAGCATTTGCTGGAACAAGAGAAGTTAATATAGATAAATCTAAAGACTCTGTTTTAAGATATTTAAAAAATAATCCTGCTTGGTTTAGATCATCTTTATTAATTGCAAAAGAATTAATAAATGAATTATCTAGTGTATCTTCAAAATTATCAAGTAAAATAAAACCACCTAGGTGGGGTAATATATTTTATGTTAGAGGTGATGATGAAGTTATGGGTACATTATCTGAATTATTTAAATACGCAAATAAACAAAGTGAAAAGGCAGAAAAAGGTGGTAAAGCATTTGGTGATATAAACAAATGGTCGCCTGCTGATATATACTTTGCAACTGGTAAAGCAAAATCAGTTTTATCAAAACTAGAAAAAGATCCAGAAACTAGAAAAAATAATTTAACTTTTGCAGAATTAAATGAAAGTGTAGGTGATTTAATTGATAGTGGAGACCTATTACCTTTATCTCTTAAAAAAGCAGAAGGTTCAATTAAAATTGTAAAAGTAAACTTTGATAGAAAAGTAGAAGAAAAAAGATTAGCAAATACCTATTGTAAAGGTGTTCAAAAATGGTTACCTATGACAGGTAGTTATAAACTAAAATCAAAAGCAGGTAAAAAGAATAAAGTATTTTTCTTTGATAAACCATACCCAACAAAAAAAGGACCTTATAGAGATATTAGAATAGGTATACAATCAGATAAACAAGAAGGTAATATACAAATTAGACATACTCCTGCAAGTGGTGGTAAACCTCAACAAGGTGTAAAAGTTGTTTTAATATATAAGGGTGCGTCAGCATTAGGTGGTCAAGTTGTAGGTATACCTTTATTTACAAAAATAATTCAATCAGTTGATCCTGCTTTTGCACAAAGTATAAGACAAACTTGGAGTAAGAATTATGCAAAATTTGTAAAAGACGCAAACGATTATATAAATTTTGGAGAAGGTAAAATGTTATACGAAAGTTCCGACGCAAAAAGAAAAAATAAATTTAATGACGATATGGGTGCAATATCAGGATTAACGGTAATGAATGCTATTAGACCTGTAATTACTAACTATTTTAGTAAAAAAAGTAAAAAACAAGATAATGTATTAAGGGCCATCTATGCCTATGTATCATCTAGGTCAGATAATTCAAGTCCTTTCGTTATAGCAAAAGATTAATTATAAATAGTATTAATTGATTTATATGGAAAAAGTGATTATATTAATGGACAAATTGGAGAGCAAATGTTTAGTTTTAAAGGTTTTATTACCTCAAATAAGAATACACACCTTGAACATTTAGAAGACGATATTATTAATCGTGGTTCTGAAGGTGGCGTAAACGCAATAAATTTTTTAAAGTCAGTAAGAAATATGCTTGCTGGTTCTGCTAGCGGACGTGTAAATATGTCTGTTAAGTGGGACGGTGCGCCTGCTATTATATGCGGTACTAATCCTGAAAACGGCAAATTTTTTGTCGGAACAAAATCAGTCTTCAATAAAACTCCCAAAATAAACTATACACCTGGCGATATATCTAATAATCACTCTGGACCTGTTGCAAGTAAATTACTTGCTTGTTTGAGAGATTTAAAAAGATTAGGTATCAAAGGCGTTTATCAAGGAGACCTACTATTTACTAGAAGCGAACTCAAACCTGCCGTTATTGATGGTGAAAAAATGATAACTTTCACACCTAACACCATTACATATGCAGTACCTACTTCTTCTAAACTAGGAAGAAGAATTGCAAGAGCAAGATTAGGAATTGTTTTTCATACTTACTATACAGGTAAGAATATGCAATCAATGACAGCAGGATTTGGGACTATAAAAGGTTCAACAGGATCAACAGCAGTCTATTTAGCAAGTGCAGGTTATACCGATACATCTGGATCATCAACATTTACTACTGGAGAACTAGCAAGATTTGATGGACTAATAAGAATGGCACAAGGTTCTTTAATTAAAGCAGGTCCATTGTTAAACTCAATGAAATCAAACGATAGTCTATCAGTAGGGTTTAGATTAAAATCCTTTTTCAATCATTATATAAAAAATAGTCAAGGTAACTCTATGGCAAAAGTTAAAGTATTACAAGATATGTTTAGAGAATATTACGAACAAATATTAAAAGCAGAAATTAGTGCTAGAAAAACTGAAAAAGGTAAACAAAAATATAAAGAAGCATTAGAAACAAATTTAAAATTTATAGATAAAAATAGAAGTGCATTATATTTTGCTATTGCTTCTCACGTTAGTTTAGGTAATGCAAAGAATTTTTTAATACAAAAACTATCACAAATACAAAACATAGGACACTTTATAAGAACATCTACTGGTTATAGAGTAACTAATCCAGAAGGATTTGTTGCAGTAGATAAAAAAGCAGGTGCAGTTAAACTTGTAGATAGATTAGAATTTAGTAGAGCAAACTTTACTATTGCAAAAGATTGGGTAAAAGG